ACTTCAACAAGCTCGTCCTATCCAAGTCTGGATTCAAAGGCTTTCTGGCGAAACTAACCCAACGACTGCGGTCTTGGATGGAGCCATCACCTCCACGGCAACAACAATTACGCTTAACACAGTGGTTGGACTAGCTGGATCAGGTTTTATTCGCCTTGGCACAGAAGATATTTACTACACATACATATCAGGGAATACCCTTGGTGGTGTGTATCGTGGTCAAAACAATACAACAGCGGCGGCGCAAGCAGACGGGACTGCGGTGTTTGTTCCTCAACTTCCAGCTATTACTGTGTGGCCTACACCAGACAACAGTACAACTTATCAGTTTGTGTACTACCGACTGCGTAGAGTGCAAGATGCTGGCGCGGGTGCTGAGACAGCCGACATGAACTTTAGGTTTTTACCATGTGTTGTAGCTGGATTGGCGTACCACATTGCTGTCAAAGTCCCTGAATTGATGCCCCGCATTCAAATGCTCAAACAGATTTACGACGAAACATTTGACATAGCCGCAGGTGAAGATCGAGAAAAAGCAGCTATTAGATTTGTTCCTAGACAGATGTTTATTGGAAGTGGCGGAGGTTACTAATGGGTAATCGGTACGCATCCGGCAAGATAGCGATTGCTGAGTGTGATCGCTGCGGCCAACAGTACAAGTTAAAAGCGCTTAGAACTGAGATTATTAAGCAACGTCAGTATCAGTTGTTGGTGTGCCCTGAGTGCTGGGATCCTGATCAGCCTCAGTTAATGCTGGGAACATTTCCAGTAGATGATCCACAAGCCTTGCGCAACCCACGTAGGGATACAACGTATGTCACTTCTGGTGTTAATGCTGCTGGTAATTTGTCTGGTGGTTCACGAGACATACAATGGGGCTGGGCACCCGTAGGCGGGGCTAGTAATTTTGATGCGGGATTGACACCAAACTACTTGGTGGCAACCACATTTGTTGGTACAGTAACAGTATCTTAAGGAGCTTAAAATGGCTAAAAGTGATTCAAAAGAAGACATGAAGATGGACAAAACGCAAGACAAGGCTATGATTAAAAAAGCCTTTAAACAGCATGATGCCCAAGAACATAAAGGCGGCAAGGGTACATCCTTAAAGCTTAAAAAAGGCGGCGTAACTTCTTTATCAATGAAGAAAGTTGGTCGTAACATGGCGCGTGCAATGAACCAACGCGGAGGCTGATATGGCTACATTTAGTAAAAAAATGATGGGTAAAGAAGTTGGCGATGCCAAGGTATACGCTACGCCTCACACCATGACGGGTAAAGTTGTTAAAGCTACTGACAACCCCGGTTTTGGCCCTGACCATAGCGATGCCAATACAGTCAATATGTCTGTAGGAAATATCAATCGTCGCGCACAGCCAGCTACTAAAACAACTGGTATCAAAATGCGTGGCGCTGGTGCAGCTACCAAAGGCTTTATGAGTAGAGGCCCAATGGCATGAACTACACCCAGCTTGTCACGCAAGTAAACGATTACTGCGAGAACTCTTTCCCAACTGACAATATGAATGTGTTCATTCGTCAGGCGGAGCAGCGCATCTATAACACCGCGCAGCCCGCTAATTTGCGAAAGAACGTGACAGGCATATTGACTACCGGCAATAAGTACCTTCAGTGCCCTACAGACTTTCTGTCTGTGTATAGCCTTGCGGTATACCCGTACAACTCTACAACTGCCACAGGAACATCTGGGCTTAAAACAATTGTAGTGGCTAGTACCACAGGTATTGAGGTGGGTCAGCAAGTTACTGGGACAGGTATTGGAACCAATGCGTTGGTTAGAAGCATTGCCAGCACAACCATTACCTTGACTGTAGCCAACAGTGGTACTGTGTCTGGTGCTGTAGTCTTTCAAGGTGACTATCTGTACTTAATAAACAAAGATGTTAACTTTATCCGTGAAGCATATCCTTTGTCTGCGCAGGTAAGTGAGCCAAAACACTATGCCATTTTTGGCCCCCGGTCAGATGATGTAAACGAGTTAACGTTCATTGTTGGGCCTACTCCAAGTGCCGCATACAACGCAGAGCTTCATTACAACTACTATCCCGAGTCTATTGTCACAGCCGGAACCACATGGCTGGGTGATAACTTTGATTCCGTATTACTGTATGGCACTATCTGTGAGGCTTACACCTACATGAAGGGTGAAGAAGGCATGGTCAAGCTGGCTCAAGATCGCTATGTCCAAGCTATTGCTCTGTATAAAAACCTGTCAGATGGAAAACAAAGAGCCGATGCTTATCGTGATGGTCAAGTTAGGGTTGCAGTTTCATGAGTAGCATTCTCCAAACTCAGACCACTAGCTTTAAAACAGAGCTATATACAGGCGTTCATAACCTATCCACGAATACGCTAAAGATTGCTTTGTACACGGCTGCGGCTGATTTAAACGAATCTACCACTGTTTACACGGCCTCGGGTGAGGTAACAGGTACTGGGTACGTTGCAGGCGGGGTAGCTTTGACTGGCGTAACCATCAGTTCTTCTGGGTATACCGCTTATGTAGACTTTGCTGATGTAGTCTTTGGCGCATCCGTCACGGCTCGTTGTGCTTTGATCTACAACGTCACACAGGGTAATAAATCTATTGCAGTGTTGGACTTTGGGTCTGACAAAACTTCTACCAATTTCACCATCACAATGCCTGCTAACACAGCGACAGCAGCATTGATTCGTTCTTCTAATTAAGGAGTCAATATGACCACGGAAAAACTCACAGCCACCGACCATGTTTCTAGCGGTCTGACTTGTAATCTTAAAGCCGGTGAGGAAGCAAAAGCTACTGGCCTGTTTGAAATCAAATGCCATGACAAAGATGGTAATTTAAAGTGGGAAGCCCAGTCTAAGAACTTGGTAGTCAACGTTGGCCTTCAGTATATGGCGGGTTCTGCTTTGACTTCAGTAACTCAGATCACCACTTGGTATCTTGGCCTGTACGGTGCTGGTGCGTCAAACACACCTGCGGCGGGCGACACCATGTCTTCTCACGCTGGCTGGACTGAGGTTGTGGCTTACAGCAACGCAACCCGTGTGGCGGCTACGTTTGCAACGGCGACAACTGCCAACCCATCAGTGGTGACTAACTCAGCATCTCCTGCTACGTTCAACATCAACGGCACAACAACTGTGGGCGGGGCGTTCCTGACCAGCGGTAGTGCTAAGAGTGGTACAACTGGGACTTTGTTCTCAGCGGCTGACTTTGGCTCACCCGGTGATCGGTCTGTGGTGAGCAGTGATACTTTGTCTGTGACTTACACATTCAGCTTGGCGGGCTAATATGTCAGCGTGGGGTTCCGGCACATGGGGTGAAGGTGGCTGGGGCTTCACGGCTTTTGCAAGCACGGTTGATGAGACTGCAACAGGTACAGATGCGGTATCGGCGGCAAACAGTGTCAGTGCTTCGGTTAGTGAGACTGCCACGGGAACGGATGCTGTATCAAGTTTGGTACAGGTCAACGCGGCGGTTAATGAGACAAGTACAGGTACAGACGCAGTAAGTGCAACGGCGGCATTTGGGTCTTCGGTCAGTGAAACGGGTACGGGTAGTGATGCCGTAACAGCATTGCTCACAATGAGTTCTTCGGTCAGTGAGACTGCTACGGGGTCTGATGCGGATGAGGCGTTTGCCAACTTCTTGGGTCAGATCACAGAGACAGCGACAGGTACTGATGGTGTTACTTCATCGTTTGCGTTCTTGGTCACCATAGATGAAACGGCAACTGGGACGGATGCGGTAGTCAGTAGTTTGTCTGCTGGGGCGGTGGTTGATGAAACGGCTACAGGTAGTGATGTAATAAACTCTACCCCGACATACGGAGTGTCAGTCAGTGAGACTGCCACGGTTACTGATGTAAATTCAGCAGCGGCAGCTTTTGTGGCTTCTATTGTTGAGTTGGCAACTGGAACAGATTCAATCACTGCACGGCCTTTCTGGGAAGTAATAGATGACACGCAGACAGCAAACTGGCAGAATATCGGTAACACGCAGACGGCTAATTGGCAAAATATTGGCAACACGCAAACAGCAACTTGGACTGATGTTGCAACGAATTAGGAGCATTTAAATGGCAGCAACAACGACTCTTTTAGGCTTGGTCACCCCCACACAGGGAACGCTCTCTGGTACGTGGGGCGATACAGTCAACTATGGTATTACTGACTACATTGACATTGCTGTTGCGGGTACATTAACTTTAACAGGTGACGGCGCAGTCACTTTAGCTAATACAACGGGTAGCTCTTCAGGCAACAGTATTACATCCACCCTCGCAGGCGCGGGTACAGTTACAGCCCAGTTTTCGGCTGTTCGGGTGTCTGGCACAACGACTACCAAAGTGGTTACAGGCCCAAGCTACAGTAAGACATACCTTCTTGACAACGCATCATCTTATGCAGTGACGTTTAAAGCTTCTGGTCAGACAGGTGTTTCTATTTCTCCCGGCGAGAAAGTCTACGTTTACTACAACGCAACGGATTACGTCAAAGTTGGCGGCGGTGGTATTACATACGGCGCGGTTAAGACAACTACATACACCGCAGTTTCAAACGATGGTGTACAGACTAACACCACGGGCGGTGCGTTCACAGTTAACTTGCCAGCTTCTCCCGCGACAGGCACTCAGGTCTTTATTGTTGACTCTGCGGGTACATGGGGAACTAACAATCTGACGATTGGGCGTAACGGCTCAACGATTGCTGGTTCGGCTACTGATTTGGTGTGCGACATTAACAGTGTGAGTATTCAGTGTATTTACGATGGTACAACGTGGGACATCTTTGCCCAGATCGGCGCTAACGACACGGCTGTGGTGACTTTGAACGGCACACAGACACTGACGAATAAAACTTTAACTGCTCCCACAATCACAAGTCCCACAATTACGGGTACAGGAGCGATTGCGGCGGCTACAGTAACGCTGTCGTCCACATTGAGCGTGACGGGCGTATCTACCTTAACTGGTGGTGCAGTTGTTCAAGGTCTAACAGTTGGCAAGGGTGCTAGTGCGGTGTCTACCAATACCGCTGTTGGCTCTAGTTCTTTGGCGGCTAACACAACAGGAAGTGCTAACACGGGTATTGGATTAAATACTTTAGCCCAAACCACTACTGGTGCAAATAATGCGGCTGGTGGTGCGTATGCTTTGTGGAACAACACTACCGGAGGGTTTAACTCTGCATTTGGTATGGGTGCGCTTCAATCAAACACCACAGCAACTGGTAGCACTGCTGTAGGTTATCAAGCTGGATATAGCGCGACAACTAATGGCTACAACACGGCAATTGGTTATCAGGCTGGCTATTCTCTTACGACTGGAAGCGGAAATAACGAATGTGTGTTTGTTGGTGTGTATGCTGGTTACACCACATCTACTGGTTATTACAACAATGGCTTTGGCAACTACGCCCTGCGATACAACACTACTGGTATTCAGAACGTAGCTATTGGCACATCTGCACTTCAAGCCAACACCACAGGCTCATTAAGCACAGCGGTTGGTTATCAATCTTTATATAGCAATACAAGTGGTGGGGGCGCACCTAATAGTGCGTTTGGTTACAACTCTTTGTATTCAAATACTACAGGTGGTTTTAACGTTGCGGCTGGTGGTAATACACTGTCCTCAAACACGACTGGTAACTACAATACTGCGGTTGGTATGCAGGCTCTTAACGCCAACACCACAGCTAACAACAACGATGCTTTTGGTTACAGGGCGCTTTACTCCAACACAACTGGCGCACAAAACGTAGCTATTGGTCAGTCTGCTCTTGAGTTAAATACAACCGCAAGCAACAACACAGCTTTGGGTCACGGCTCTGCTGGAGTCAACACAACTGGAACTGGCATTACTGCTTTGGGTAGAGCTACGTTGGCTTCAAACACCACGGGTTCATATAACATTGGCGTTGGGCAAGGCGCATTGCAAAACAACACCACAGCATCTAACAACACCGCTGTAGGTTATCAGGCGCTTTACGCCAATACAACTGGTGCTTCTGTAACTGCTTTTGGTTATCAAGCAGGAAAGGCAAATGTTACAGGTGCTAATTGCACTTATATTGGATATCAAGCAGGATTTGGCGCAACAGGAAGTGCAAACACTTGTTTAGGTGATGAATCTGGGTATGGGTCAAGTACTTTAACTAGCGGAACAAATAATGTTTATATTGGTTATGGTGCGTCAGGAAGCGCATCAGGAAATACTTATGAAATTGTCATAGGTGGGTTAGGAAGCATTACAGGAAAAGGTAGTAGCACAGGGTTTATTGCACCCGGTAGCACGGCTGGAACTGGTGGTGGCGCTGTATATCAAGGCAACAACTCTAGTTCTTGGTCTACTACTTCTGACCAACGCCTCAAGAAAAACATTGTTGATAATACAGTTGGCCTGACAGCTATCACTTCTATTCGTGTACGCAACTTTGAGTATCGCCTGCCAGAAGAAGTTACTGAACTTGACCCACAAAATGCAATCCAAAAGACGGGCGTTCAACTTGGCGTAATCGCTCAAGAGTTGCAAGCCGTTCTGCCTGAGTGCGTGAAGCAAGAATCTACTGGCGTTCTATCTGTTGATACCGACAATCTGACTTGGTACTTAGTCAACGCCATTAAAGAACAACAGGCTATCATTACCACATTGACAGAGCGCATCACCGCGCTGGAGGCATAACCATGACAGTATTATCAAACATCATCACGCCCAGTAACGTCTTAACGACAACAAACACGGCAACGGTTACAAACAAGACGCTGACTTCGCCAATACTGACAACTCCTACTTTGGGTGTGGCAACAGCTACATCACTACAAGGCATTATTGGTAACGTAACCCCTGCGGCTGGAACATTCACAACAGTTACAGGCTCTAACGATGCGTCTCTTAGCGGTCTGACTGTCGGCAAGGGTGGTGGTGCTGTTGCTACAAATACTGCGGTGGGTGCTAGTGCTTTGGCAAGTAATAGTACTGGTGCACAAAATACGGCTGTGGGTTATCAGTCGCAATATACAAATACCGCTGGTAGCTACAATGATTCTTTTGGCTATCAAGCACTTTATTTAAATACAGGTTCCTATAATCAAGCATTTGGCAATGTATGTTTAAGGTTTAACACTACTGGAAGTGGGAATTTTGCGGCTGGAAATGCTGTGTTGTATGCAAACACAACTGGTTCAGATAACACTGGTGTTAGTAGCCAAAATTCAACTTATCCCGCATTACGTTATAACACAACTGGTAGTTTTAATTCTGCGTTTGGCGAAGGCGCACTCGCTTTCAACACCACAGCATCTAGCAGTGTAGCGGTTGGATATCAAAGTCTTTATCTGCAAACTACAGGTGGAGGTGGTGGAAACACAGCCGTAGGTTATCAAGCTGGATATAACACCAATAACAATTATGTTACTTTTTTAGGTTATCAAGCTGGATACTCAACTACTACTGGAAATCCAGTAACTGCCGTTGGATACAAAGCGGCATACTTTAATACAACAGGTTCATACAATGTAGCTTTGGGCGACCAAGCCCTCTACTCCAACACCACAGCATCTAACAACACTGCTGTAGGTTATCAGGCGGGGTATACAAATACTACTGGGCCGCAAAATACATTCATTGGTCATCAGTCAGGTTACAACACAAATAACGCTACTGGATACAACACTTTTGTAGGCAGAACATCAGGATATAGCAATACCACAGGGTATCAAAACACGTTCTTTGGTGGGGATGCTGGTTACTATGTAACTACTGGCAATAAAAATACTATTCTTGGCATGTATACAGGCAACCAAGGTAGCCTAGACATTCGCACAGCAAGCAACTACATCGTGCTGTCTGATGGGGATGGGAATCCAAGGTTGTACACGAATAACAATGGAAGCCTGTTTGTTCCACAAGTTTATACAGATACAACTGCTAGTTCAGCAAATGTGGTTGTGCGTAGTGATGGGCTAATTTATCGCTCAACATCTGCGTTGAAATACAAACAAGACGTTCGTGACCTTGAAAGCATGGACATCAACCTGTTGCGACCTGTGCGCTACAAATCCAAGTGTGAAGGTGATGACCAAACTAAAGACCATCTAGGTTTAATTGCTGACGAAGCCGCTAACTCTGGTTTTGAAGAACTTGTGACTCGTGGCGCAAATGGCGAAGTTGAAGGTTTCCAATACGAGCGCCTGACTGTGGTTTTGCTTAAATCACTTCAGGAACTCAAAGCAGAATTTGACGCTTACAAATTAACCCACCCTTAAAAGGAAAATCATGACTATTGAAACTCAAACCCCAACCGCAGAAGAAATTGCTCGCCACTATAGCGCCGCAATGGACAGCGTGAATCTTATCAACGGCGGCAAGCCCGAAGGTATGACTGCTGACGAATGGACTGACTGCCTTGAAAGAAATCGCGAGCACTTAAAAATCATGTTAGCAAAAGATTTCTGGACAAATGAGAACCTGACACCACTACAAACGGCATCAGCATGAACATCCAGTTAGACATTAACGAAGTTAACTTCATCTTGCAGACCCTTGGCGAGTTGCCCAGTAAGACGGGTGTCTGGCCTCTGATTCTCAAGATCAAAGAGCAGGCTGAAGCACAGGTTCCCAAAGAGCCTGCACCAGAGTAATCATGGTTCATGCGCTGGCTCCTGCTGTTATTGCTGTTGGGGCTGGTCGGAGCCGTAGCCAAGAACGGATGCCACGTGCGGGAGTTCTATGGAATCGGCTACACCGTTCACAACCCGACCGAGCGACACCAAGAGATGGTAGCGTGGCTAGGCAGAAATGCGCCCTACTGCAAGTCAACGGATTACACAGTGATCTGGAACAACTTAGCAGAGTGGGCGGGGACGGCAGACTCGCCAAAGATTAGAGAGTTAGTCATTCATGGATACAAAGATGCACTTGAGCGTGAAAAGAAATGATCCCGCCCATACACAAGTGGTATCCAGTGGTTCAGCCGGGAGGCGAGCCAACCAAGACGGATGCGCTAGAACGCAGAGCAGAACGCCTGTCGGAAGAATACGCGCAGGCTCTGAAGATGAAGAAAGTGAAGGACAAAATTGATGATCTTGAGTTTGAGTTGTACGTCAAAAAAGCCGAGCGCAACCAACTAGCCCTTGAGATTTTTACAAACCGCAAAGTGGACATATTGGTTTAAACATGGTTACAGCAAAAAAAGCCCCAGCTAAAGTAGCGCCTGTTAAGCGGCGTACACCCAAGCCCAAAGCCGAGCAGACAATCAATGTGTCTGTTGCCGCGCCAGTACCTGTGAAAGCTGAAGCCAAGAAGGACGACAGTACCGTTGGTAAAGTCATTGGTTTAATTGAGTGGGTGGACAATCCGTTTAAACTGTTCACGGTCATTCTGTTGTCGTTCCTATTCTTTGCTGGCTATTTTGCTTGGGACTCACGTACAGTTATTTTGAATGCCATCACAAGCTCAAGCCACCAGCCTCAGCTTAAAGAGATCAAGGTGTTGGAGCACGTAGCCCAAAAGCTACAAAAAGATTTAGAAGCTGAAACGGTGCTGGTTCACAAGGTAACGCTTGTTGTGAATAGCAGGATCACGTTACTTTCGTATAGCCCAAAGGGACGGGACACCACATTGGATGGCTACAACTCAACTCTGTTTGGCAAAGATTCCACCCGTAATACCGCAGTCATTGCCATGATGAACGGTGAAGTCTACTGCGATAAACTGATAGCTTCTGGTAAAACATCAGAGTGGGAAGAAAAACAGGGTGTAGGTTACATCTGCCGTGGCAGTATCCCACCTGAGATGGGTGCATTTGAAGGTTATATTTCTGTTGGATTTACCAAGGAACCGCAAGACCTTGGCGCTGTTAAAACCCGTATTAACCTAGCCGCCACTGAGATGGCTAAATAAGGAGTAACCATGCTTGATATTCTTTCTGGGGGCTTGATGGGTTCCATCTTTGGTGGGCTGTTCCGTATGGCCCCCGAGGTGCTGAAGTTCTTTGACAAGAAGAATGAGCGCTTGCATGAGCTTGCTATGTTTAAACATCAGTGTGACTTGGAAGCCCAGCGCGGTCAGCAGAAGTTAGCTGAGATTGGCGCACAGCGGGAAGCCGCTATTGACGTAGGTGTTATGGATGCGTTTAACAACGCCATCACTCAGCAGGCCGAGATGGTCAAAGCTGCGGGCGGTTGGGTTGCAAGTCTGTCTGCGTCTGTCCGTCCGGTGGTTACATATTGGGTCTTGTTTGTTTGGAGCTTTATCCATGTTTGGTTTGCATGGAACGCATGGTTGGCTGGCGCTCCCGCCGTAGAAGTGTTCAAGACCATGATGACCCCTGACTTCTCGGCCCTGTTGTCTGGGACAATTAACTATTGGTTCCTTGACAGAACTCTGAAGCAACGCGGTATTTAAATGACGCAAGAACATTCTTGGATTGAGCTAACAAACGAGCAAGTTGAAGGTGTTCAAGTGACATCTGAAGGGGTGCATCAACTGGTTGATATCGACAGCATCACTATTGAAGAAACGCAATGAACTTAGAACTAGCCGCAGAACTGTGCCGCCGGTATGAAGGGTATCGGGCCAAGCCCTACCTTTGTCCGGCTGGTGTGGCTACGATTGGCTATGGCTCTACCTACTATGCAGACAAGCGTAAGGTGACTTTGGAAGATGCTCCGATGGACGAACCCACGGCACGGGCGCTTTTGATGATTGAGCTTGAGCATACGTATCTGCCCGGTGTTTTGCGTAACTGCCCCGGCCTGATTACTGACGTTCGCAAGTGCAACGCCATCGTGGACTTTGCCTATAATTTGGGCACAGGACGCTTGCAAACATCTACGTTAAAGAGGAAAATCAATGCCAATGATTGGGAAGGCGCAAAAGAACAACTGATGCTCTGGACTAAAGGTGGCGGTAAGGTACTGCCGGGACTGTTTAAACGCCGCACGGCTGAGTGCGCCTTACTGGATTGACCAATGGCACTTAAGAAGCTAACCCTGAAAGCTGGTGTAAACAAAGAAAACACTCGGTATACATCTGAGAATGGCTGGTTTATTTCCGACAAGATGCGGTTTCGTCAGGGTACGCCAGAGAAGATTGGTGGCTGGGTTCGTATTTCTGCGGCTGTTTTCCAAGGCGTGTGCCGCTCCCTGTGGAACTGGGTCACTCTGGCCTCTATTAATTTGATTGGCGTAGGCACTAACCTAAAGTTCTACATTGAGTCTGGCGGCGTATATAACGACATCACGCCCATCCGTGCAATCTCTACGATCAACAACAACCCTTTTGTAGCTACAAACGGTTCCGCTACCATAACAGTAACAGACACGGCTCATGGTGCATTTACGGGTGACTTTGTTACGTTTAGTGGCGCTGTTGGTTTGGGTGGGAACATTACCGCAACAGTGTTAAATGCCAATTATCAAATCACGGTTCTGACTTCTAGCACTTATACATTTACAGCAACAGCCACAGCCAATGCAACGGACGCTTCTGGGTCACCCGGCGGCGGTGCGGCGGTCAAAGCAGCTTATGAAATCCACGCTGGCCCAGCTTATGCCGTAGCGGTTAATGGTTGGGGTGGTGGCCCTTGGGGTTCAGGCACTTGGGGTGTTGGTATTAATTCTTTTAATTCCATCCAGTTGTGGAGTCAAAACAACTTTGGTGAAGACCTGATCTACGCTCCAAGGGGTGGTGGCATTTATTACTGGTCTGCCCAGATTGGCGTTACGCCATTATCCTTTACAGTAACTATTGCTTCACCCGGTGTATTAACTGTGGCTTTGAGGAATGGCACTGCGGTGTATCTAAACACCACTGGAGCCTTACCAACTGGTTTGGTTGTGGGTACGATTTACTATGTAGTTGGTAGCACAGGTACAACTTGTAATCTGTCATTGACCTACGGCGGTGCGGCCATCAATACCAGTGGAACGCAGTCAGGCACTCACACTATATCTCCTAGAGGCATTGATATTGTCTCATTGGGTGGCGCATCAGACTGCCCGACTATCCAGAATTTAATCTTTGTTGCTGACACAAGCCGGTTTGTGTTTGCGTTTGGATGTAACGACTACAGCAGTACGGTTCAAGATCCTATGCTGATTCGCTGGTCTGACCAAGAATCTGTAACAAACTGGACACCATCAGCCACAAACCAAGCCGGTAGTATCCGCCTGTCCCACGGCTCAGAAATTATTACTTGCGTACAGACCCGCCAAGAGATTG